TTGAACTGCTGGGTAATTTGTGTTGCTAAATCTTGGAGCAAGTTTAATTTGTCCTGAAGCGCTAAATCCAGCCCTAGCATTTGTATCAATTGCATTTGAAGCATTGCCTGCGCCAAACATCCACATTCTTGTACTGCTAATTGAAGGTGATTTAAACCAAAAAGCAATAGTAACATTTTGACCAAAGGTGACTCCACCAGGAGTAGCGCCATAGCTAGCGTAGTTGCTACCAGTGTCAATAAAATGTTTAGATAAAGCTTTAGATGTACCACTGCGTACTGGGTCAGCCGCCAATGTAATATTATTTGTAGCCCCTGTTGATCCAGAGTTAGCAAATGTTGCTCCTGTTGGTTCGTCAAATTTATACCAAAGGACTGGGCTAAGGGCTGCTATATAATCTTGATGTTTTGATGACATAATAAAAAAGGACTGCCGTTAGGCAGCCCTGACTCCAATCAAATGCTTGTTTGCTGGAACAGATGAAATGCTTCCGCCGTTAATTCTAATGATTGGAGCAAAGGTGAGGTCAGAAACTACTGGAGAAAATATCATACCAGAAAGGATCTCGACTGTAGTTTGGACTACGACTGCACAAGCATTCGCTTGGAGTGCGCTGACCTCTACCTTTACATCCATTTATTCAGTTAGCCTTACGCTACTGTAATGCGGACAATACCTGTCGCATCCCATGTAATTGTAAAGTTACCATTGGTTGAAGACTGGTCTGAACCGAAGTCTACATATCCAATGAGAGTTGATGTACTTGCTGTACCTGTTGAATCATAGATTACAGCGTAACGTGCAGTGATTGTTGAAGACGCCCAAGTGGTGTCTGCAGCATCAAGGATGATGACGTTTGTAGCTGAATCGTAAGTTGCTGTCTTTGAAGCAAGAGTGTTGCCTCCAGCAGTGTAACCTGTGCCTGATACTTCGTATGATGAAACATCGTTGAAGTAATCGTGAGCATCCTGGTCTGGTGTGTAAGAAGATGTTAATAGAGCTACCTTGATGGTATCTGTATCGTAATCAACTTCCTTGTTTAGGGACTTTAGTAAAAAGTTACCGTATAGTTTTGATGGCATATTCTATTCCCCCTTATGCAGCTGTCTTGCGGACAATTGCGAATGCTTCAGCCGCTGCAACAGCGAAACCTCTGCGAACACGTGTCTTTAGCAAAACGCCGTCTTTTGAAAAGTCTGCATCACGAGAGATTGCAGATTCAATTGTTGAACGAACACCGTTAATCATCATGTTACGGTTTCCTACGATAAGTAGTGGGTCTCCAGATGGAGCAGCTGATGCTGATGCTGAAGTAGCTGCGCCGTATGAAACAACTAGTGGGTAACCAAATAGGCTACCTGGACGAGCTGATAGAGGATCTGGAAGAACTAGCTGACCAGATGCATCCTTCATGTTACGTACGTGTGCAAGCATCTTTGGGTGAACGATGAATACTGTGTTAGCAGCATCAAAGTACTTGCTTGATTCAGCCTTACCTAGAGCATTAGAAATATCTGCAAACTCTAGATCTCCTGCTGTTGAGATAATGTTGTTTCCTGAATCGTATTGTGACACTGCGTAGTAAACAGAGTTAAACGGTTGTCCGTCATCTCCATCGCCTACAGCTGTTACGCCAAGGCAAGCATTGTCAAACTTACGAGCCCATAGTGAAGCCCATTCTCTCTTGTATGTGTTAAGTGTATCTACTAGGGAATCATTTACATCTTCCTCTGAGATATTAAAAATTTGTGCGTACTTGCGAGCAGTAAGCAATACTTCATCCAGAGTTGTGTCTGATTGAGTAATTGTTGCGCCTTCTGCGAAAACGCTTGGTGCATCTGATACAAAGCGTGGAACACCCTTTGTACGAGATGACATGTTCTCACGACGAGCATATGCTTCTACTACAGAGTTAGCGATTGTTGCTTGAATAGCAACTGAACCGAGTTCCTCTGGAATATAACCATTAGCTTCTGTGAGATCTGTTATGCCTGCGGCCATGTTAATCTCCTTTTAGTTTAATTGAATTTGGGTTTTGAACATATAATCGTCCGAATATATTAATCGCAACCCAAACGTCCGTTCGGAGCTGCATAGGACAATTATACCGTACTTTCTATCTTCTTAGTACTAGTCTAGCCTGTAAATCGCTTGCTGTAGTAGCAACACTTACTGGAGCGGTAACTCCAGCATCTGCTTTACCTGCAACAATAAATTTAGCATCAAATAGTTCTGGGAAATCTGTTTTTAATGTAGCAATTTGCTCATCAAGCCCAGATATCTCATAGTCTTCAGTCAAAGATATTGCATCTAATTTAAGATATTTAGATAGCTTCTCTCCATGCTGAATACCTAATGTTGATAGGTGCTTATTTATTTTTTCATTAAGGAGTTTAGTTTGTACTTGGGAAACCTTGGCAGATGTTTCATTTATCTGTTGTTCCAAGGCCTCCTTTTCCAATCTAAACTTCTTGGCCTCTGCCTTCGCATTTGCTAAAGCATCTAAGACCGCTTTAGGATCACGAATTTCGTCAGATGTACCTTCTACGATATTCTGTTCTTCCATTTTTATTCTCCTGTACTGTTATCGGCTGCTGCCTGTTGCATAGCCAAGTTGTTTGCATTTAATCCTGTGCCTCTTAATGAGACCTCAGTTGGATCTAGTGGGTTTGAGTCGGTTGCATTGTCAGATATGAGTTTTGCCATCTCTGGATCGTAATCAAGTTCAAGAAGGATCTGCTCTAATGGCATTCCGACTGACTTCTTACGAACAGCTACATCCCAATTGTCTACGGCATCTACTGTTTCGATTGGTGCCCAGTCGATATCAATATTTGCTTGGATTCCTTCGATTCTCATCATAAATGAGAATAAATCTCTCCATGATGACTCAAAAGACATTTGACGGTTCTTTACCTTCTTTGCAAGTGGTGCTTCAGAGACACGCAGTGCCTGACCTGAAGGAATATACTGTCCACGCATAAAGTAGTGTGTTGGTGTTGATGTAATTGCAGCCATTTGATTTACAAACTCAACAACTGGCTTTGTAAATGTATCTGGGTCTGCAGCTGGGAATTGTCCAACTGTTGTGACTCCCTGTAGATACCAGAGTTGTCCTGGGCCATTTTGCAATGATCCAATGTTCTCTCTTGCTGTATCGTCCTCTGAGAAGTCATCAATTTCTGATGATGTCCCACCGCTAGACAATGCATAGCGCTGTGGAGCACCCTGATAGTCTACAGTCATCATGTGAGTTGAAATCAGCTTGTTGATAGCATCTTGTGGGCCAAATGCGTCTGCATGTTCTGGACGGCCATATGGCTTGTGTGTGCGGAAGTGGAATACTGGAATCTCGCCCCAAGGGTTTGCAACTGTTTCGTATAGATTAAAGTTAACTCCCTGTGCTGAGCCCATGTATTCTAGTTCTCCCATACCTGAATATTTCTCAATTCTATCTGGGAAGTATAGGTTTAGGTAAACAATCTTCTCGTTATAGTCAGCATATTGCCACATCTTAGCTGCAAATAGCTTAATACGTGGATTTTCCTGATCATAGACGATTACTGTAGAAAGTGGGGAATTGTAATCAATTGCCATCTTTCCATTCATGTCTGGCCACACAATTGCGTATGCATCACCGTAAATCAATGCATTTCTATGAATTTCGTTCATATCAATGCGAATATCTGGTTGCTTGAGCAATTCTGAGAAATATTCATCTGCTGTAGGTGAATTTGTTTCTACCTGCTCAATTTCAAGACGATTTAGGACTGCATCAACAACTGTTCTTGAAAAGTTGAACCTAAAGTCTCCTGTAGCGTTCTTGTTAAATAGTTTAAAGAATCTTTGGTTTAAAAAGATCTCTGGTTGTGTTCCCTCATAATACGTTTCAGAACGATTATAAGATTCTTTTTTAGTAATCATGTAGTCTATTGCTAGTCTAATATAATCCATTTTTTATCTCCTTATGTAATTTAATTGTCTAGCAAGCACTTTTGGAGCCTTATTCTCTAGGAAATAGAGTACTCCAGATACCATCGCATCCAGAACGTCATCATGTGAGACCTTTGGGAAGGAATACATCTGCTCTTCTAGAGTAGGGAAGTGAGACGTGTGTCTTACCTTGCCCTGTTGATAATAATTCAAAGCTTTGCCTGCTCGTACCTGCTTTGAAACGTGTTGGCGGATAGATCTATATCTTACAGGAATAGTTTTAAACACATCCTGCCAAAGATCTCCACCCTGGTTAGTTTCAACATATATAACACCAGGATTATATATATCTACGAGTGCTGCCACTCTATCTGACAATTCAGAAGGAGATACTTTCAGCTGAAAAGCATCTCTCACATAGATATTGTCATTGTCTCCTCTGCTCAATACGGCTATGCCAGTATAGTCAGAAACCTTATTCTTTGTTACCGCTGGGTCAATAGAGATAATAGTATTGCCATATTCCTCTAATTCCTCAATAATAATATCTTCGTAAATCCAAAAGCTGCCATCTGTATTAACTGGCTTGTTCATATAGTTCTTTGCAAAGTCACGCAGGTGTCTTTGTGACTGCATCCACTCTAGAGACCACTTCTCAGGCCATACAGAGCGTTCTGAGCCATCTTCTGCTGTCATAATGGCTGGATAGTAGTGTACGTTCACGTTCTGGTCTGTAATCCATTTTAATTCAGGACCGCTATCCCCCTGGACGTGCTTGCGAAGCTGATCCATCATAGAGTTAGGCATAGTGGTGGTGCCCACAATAATCATACGGGCATAGATATTCATAGGGGCTATATCATCAAAGACGGTATTCATCTGGCGTCCAGCCTGATATTCAGAGTAATTCTTCTCGCCTTTTTCTATATCGTCTAGAATAATGAGGTCAGGACGTTGGCCAAATACTTTCTTACCCAAAGAGTTGGTGTCAATACCGTTAGCATCAAATATAAAATCATTAGACTGGACAATGCGCCAAGAGTTGCTAGCA